CAAAAATATCCAAAATATTTCTTTTTTCCTTAAAATCATCCAGTTTGTGTATGTCTTTTATAACATTACCTTTCACATATGTTGATATTCTCATTGTCATATCTGCTCTAGATGTTTTTGTATATGCTTCTAGGAAACTCTTATTGTAAAACATTGACTTTATCCATATTATTAAATTATCTATTGTCTTTGGTTTCAAAAACTTATAACTGACATTTTTATCCCAAAAATCCCTTATAGCTTCTGGTTCAATATTTATTTCTTTTCTTATTTTCTCAACAGTTTTGTTTTTTAAATCATATATGAAACTTGGTGTTTTTAATGAGTATTTGTAATCTATGTTGTCATCTAAATAATCTATTTTTTCATCGTCTTCAATGGCAATATTATGCAACATTATTATCGTTTTCTTTACTTCTTCATCACCATATATATATAATCTGTAATTATTTATGTTTCCCTTACAATATAATGTGAAAACAGGTAATGGATTCGGCATGCCAAACAATTCTATAGGTGTGTTTAACAACTCCTTGTAGTTTTTCCCCATAGAGTTATACATGTTTGGTAAAACACCATACGCTTCAGCAACAACATATATATGTAATTTTTGGAAAAAATAAAGGAAACTTTGATTACACCCGACCCTAGAACATTCCTTTACTCTTGATAAAGCTGCCTCCATATCTGTTTTATAACCAACACATGGTAATGATAAATTAACTTCTTTTGATTTTTTTATTTGTGGATATAACATAACACCGTTAAATGATATCTGTGAAACAAATTCCATAAAATGTGGTTGAACACTTGTTTTTCTATCACTATCATTGTAACCATGTAATCTCATACATATTTTTTGTAAAATTCTAAATTTTTCAAGTTCTCCTAAATCTTTATAAAGAATAATTAATACATAATCATCTGAGTGTTCCATATGTTCAATATGCATATTACTATTGGGATAAAATTTTTTCCACAAATTTATTGTGTAGTTTGTACAACACACAGCCTTATATGATGATGAATAATTAAACATTCCTTGTAAGAAATTTTGTGTACTATCTAATGTTGCCTTTTCCATAACTTTTTTTTCAGACAAATAGGCTGTGTTATATCTTTCATCAGGATATACTTTATTATAAATATCCATCGGTATTTGTATTTCCTTATTTGACCAAGCATTATAAGTGGCCAATAATATGTTATACATTTTTGGTGTTATTTTTTCTTTGAATGCAATTGTCATTGATATAAATGATGCCATTGTTTCTGCTGCTGACCATTTTGTACAATCCCCGTTTACGTATGTTATTTTATGTTCTGTTGGCTTAAAATTATAATATATCTTATCTAACATTTTTTGCATTTCTAATATCTTATCATCACCGGGTATTGATATTGCTTCATTTGGGGAGTTTGAACAAACATTTTTAAAAAAATTTTCTGTCACTCTTCCCAATGTTTTAGCACCAATATTTACCACATAAAACTCTCTTTTACTACCATATTGTGATTTGATACAAATATCAGCAATTACTTTCTTTCTACTATTGAGGAATTGTTCTGCATAATGTACTGTCTTTGTCATTTTTTTGTCCTCAGCTAATTCCAAAACTGTTTCCATAACCTTTTGTCTTGTTTTATTTTTTCTATAATATGTAGAATTACCATGAAGTTCATATTTTTTGAAATTATTTCTTTCTTCAACAGTTAGTGTATCCTTCATAAATTTGTTCTTAAGTCTCTTTTCTGCCTTTCTTATATCTCTACTAGTTGGTTCAACCTGTACAACTGTTCTTTCTTTTTCATCTATAACAGCTTTTGTGCTAAGAATTTCGCCTATTGATTCATCATTTATTTTATGAATTATGTTTCTAAAAAATGGTTTCTCTTTTGATATAGTTGCTTTAACAGATTCAATTATTATACCAGAACAACAACCTATAGGATTATCAGATAAAAGAAATTCTTTTAATTCTTCGTTTGTTGATATTAAACCATTTTTTCTATCATCA